CCAGTATCGGCCTAACATCCCCGTGTTTTCCCCAGCTTTCGTCTCTTTTCTGAGGGCCACTGGGAGAACAACAAGCTACCACGCCTGGGCATTTCGCCGGAGAGTGGTTGGGTCCTGTCCTATATACAGGGTCTCCTCTTCTCGAGTGGGGGAGTGGCACGTTCCAAAGCCCAGTGAGTAGGAACCCCTCCAGTGACTGTGGAGGGAGCGTTCGTACAAACGTAGAGGGACGTGCCTGAGTAACTCGAGTAGTCAGTTTTTAATTAAACCATCTTGCTAGCTTGACTGGGCTTGCAGGATTATTCTCAGTTAACAGAAATCGAAAAACAAACGCTCGACGTCGCGAACAAAGACGTCCACGGAATGGGCCCCCGCGTAGAAAGGGTCCAAGTCGCCGTGCACAACGGCGCCCACGAATTCGCAGTATGGGCTTTCGCCCTCATGTTCAAATGATTTTGGATCCATGTCAGCACATGGTACCAGGTCTGTATGGCAACAATGAGGGACTTATGGCCCGCATGAAGAGTTCTTTGGCGGGTGGCGCAACTGCCGCAACTTGTGGGTATATTCTCTGGTGTCCGGATTTTGTCAACACTCCTGGCGCTGGTGCAAACAACCCCACGGGTTTCAATGCGTTCACCTGGTCTTCCGCGACCTCCAACCTCCGTCCGCTCAATACGGCTGTTACGCCGTTTGGAGCCGGAGGTCCTAACACCGCTTTGGCTATTTTGGATCCCGCATCCCAATTGGTCTTCAATGGTTCCACCGTTGCAGTAGATCAAAGGGTACATGCGGCATGCATTCAATTGTCGTACGTTGGTACGATGGCCAATTCGGCGGGGGAGGTCTCATGGATCTCCAACCTTCCTTTGTCTCAGGTATTGGCTGGTGGGCCTACTGCTACACCAACCACAGTAGACGAGCTTTTCTTGTATTCCCCTCATAAGCAGAGGATGGGAATTGATACCATAGAAAATGTGTATCGCTTGAATGAACTCGGAACTGGATCGGAGATATTTCGAGGAGAAAAGGACCTTTTGTTGGAGTTAGGAATTGCCCCTATCAGTGCCACGTCCGTTCCGGACGAGACCGAAGCGCAGGCACCACGTCTGTTTGGGTTGGTTTGGAGAAACGTCACTGCAAGTTCTGCATTCACTATTGATATGGTCAAGATCATTGAATGGAGAGCCAAGGTGACTTCTGGTCTAAACCAAGTGCCAATACATTCGGCTGGTGAGTCCCTGTTGCCTAAGGTGATGGCAGCCATCGACCAGGTGTCGCAAATGGGGAACGCTTTCGAGAGAGTGGTCCCCACTGTAGCCTCCGCAGCAACAACTATTGCTAGTGTTGCTGCAACGGGAGTGCGGGCAGCACGAGCGTATTCTGGGTTGCGTAGTTTATACAACCCACAGTATGCGTACCCTGCAAGCTCGCGCCGAGGAGGCGGGTCCATAGGATACATGGACCTATGAATAAAGAAGGAAAACAAATAAACCCGACTGAGGACAATAGTCGTAAATTACACCCGTAGTTACCCGTATTGGTAATGGGCTCGCTCCCCCTTGGAGCCAAACATTGGAGGTTTCCCGCAAGGTTATGCGTTAAATAATCCACCCATGGGTTGCCGTGGGTAGCTAGCGTAGTCATGCTTAGGCTACAAGTTACACTAGACACTTAGTAAGAAGAGTTTGGTGTGTTGGCAAGAACATCTCCTGCCTTGAGAAAAGATGCGCCTTACAGACATGTTCCGTGAGGCTCCCATAGAGTTGGTACCAACCAATCTTGGGAGAAGGTGCGAAGAGGAATCAATAGTTAGCTATATAACCCATGCTTTAAGCGTCAAGTTGTATGGTGTACATCTAAAACCTCATCTTAGTATTAACGTGGGACGGACTCCTTGAGTGTCTTCCTGGGACCCCAACACATGCTACTTTCTGAAAGAAGTAAGGTGTAATCCAGGAATGTTACTCGCCTATCTTGTAGAAGGGCTGTAACTATATCGTAAGTTTCGATTAAGCTGTGAACAGCGTTGCTATTGGCATTCATGAGACACAACGACCTTGAATGTAGATCAAAGCGAACCGGGGAGAAAGACCCCGTAGCTGCCTGGCATGTAAGAAAGGACCTGATGGACAAGGTCCCGCCAGTTATGGTTGGCACGTTGGAGTACGGTGTGGCTAGCACTTGGTACGACGCCTATGAGTGGCGTGTTGCGCATAAGAGCAACAAGAACTGGGGTAAGGACCCCAGAGATACCAAGAAAGCCAAACCTAAGTCGAAGCAAAGACAGAAGCGTCCCAAAGCGCGCTTTGATTCGACTAAGGGCTACCCTGGGGAGGGTCCGGCCCGCGGGAGGGGCAGAGGTAGAGGAGGTGCAAGGGGACCCGGTGGGCGCAAATGCCATTTGTGCAATAAACCCGGGCACCTCGCCGCTGCCTGTAAACAGCCTCTCGTTGGGAGAGTACGCAGGCCACCACGTCCAGTGGTGGAGCCACAGGCAATGCCACGAGATGTCGAGGCTATGCCGGTGGCCGCTGCATTGGCCATTGCAGAAGCACCTGAGAATGAAGGTGCTGCCGATGCAGAGGAGGAGGCAGAATTACAGGAGTTCATGCCTAATGCGCGTGTCGAGAATGGGCAGCTGCCCATTGTTGATGCTATCGCTCCCGGAGCTGTGGTCGCACCCGCAGTTCTGGCACCTGGTCCTGTCGAAGAGGACGTGAAGCTAGCTGCCGTTCAGGACGCTGCCGCAGAAGCCGTTTTGGCTGCTGCCGCAGAAGACGCGCGTAAGTTGGCTTCTAGATTGTCGCTCATCAGGAACTTGGAAACGAAAGCTGCTACGATGTGGCTCACCAAGGACTTGATGAGTGCAGAGGACCGCATGGTCGTGGTGCGGTCCACGATAGCCCTCATTAGATCGTCCGACGCACATGACGTGTTCGACGACGAAATGAGCCTGCTGACCATGAATATGGTCGATGCATCTCTTAGGAGATCGCTGGATAGTCGAACTGTCAGTGCAGCTAGAGTAGCTGTGGACCCCAATAGTGGAGGGTATACTTTGCCGCAGTTGGTGGCCAAGTTATTCTTCACCAGACCGGACACAGTGAAGAAGCGCAAAAAGAGGGAGTGGTGGCTGGGTCCCGCAGAGCGTTTAGCGCAAGCGGAAAAGACCCCCCCATTTAGCATTCTTGACACCGACACACCAGTGGGCGGACTTGCAGAGAAAGTAGTGTTTGGCCTCGATTTGGCCTGGTGCACTGCTGCCGTTTGCGCCGAAGAGACCATAAAGCGGTTCAATCCTGAATCAGCTTATTGGTGCTTCGCACGAATGGCATCCCTGTATAGTACAGTGCCACTAAGAGTTGGGGAGTTGTTGCATCCCACCCTTGCGAAGTACCTTCCATGGGTTATGTGTGCGACTTCCCCGTTATGCACCTCTATAGCTATCACTGGCTTAGAGTCGTGGGCGAGGAGGGAGTCTCCCTGGGGAACGGTGGCTCGTTTTACGGGTCACTACGCATTATCCAGAATGCCTTTCTGGTATGCAGTGCCATTGCACGTGGGTTGGAATATGTTGTGTAGGGAGTTGTTCCCAAATGCGGCACTTGACCTGTTTGCAAGATGGAAACCCCAAGTTGAGGGCAGCGTGTGTTTAGCAGACCATAAGGTGCCGGTCGCTAAAACACAAGGGCCCCCATGCTTTGAGTGCAAGTATGGGGATCCAGTGTGCGTTCCTAGTTTTGGCACTAGGAACTTTTGGTCTGTTGACACTGTGCAGCCTACAGTGTTCAGACAGTGTATGTGTAACGAAGTTGTGTCCATATGTGGTAGGGTCGGTAAGGACCACGCCGCATTGCAGGCTCCTAGTAAAGAAATGTGGTCATACATAATCCCTACTATGAGTCGTTACATATGTGGACTTGTGTCCAGGGTAAAGACGCCCTTGAACTTCGATGCTTGGGTATCGGGTTTTCCACCTGCTAAGCGTGCCATGTTCGTTAACATGAGGAAAGGCATAGTGGAAAAACCAAGCAAGGTCGCTTCTAGCTTCATCAAAGTGGAGAAATCTAACAAGATGAGGCTCGACCCAGAGTTTAAGGACCCCCGGTGGATACAGGGATGCCCCGTAGAACTCACTTACCTTGTTGGTAGGTGGGTGCGCAAATTGGCAAAGAATGTTTGCCATGATATGCGCCCGAGGCACTGGGATGCAACTGACATCCTAGGAGGTCGGCAGATTTCGTACACCTGCGGACTCACAAATGAGGAGATTGGAGACACATATGGTTGTGGCTTGTCTTTAATCGAATCCATGTTGGCACCAGGAGAGAACCTGGTGGTCGTCGAAGACGACCAAAGCCGATTCGATATGCACATGACTGAAGGTCCATTTGCTCTCCTTAATAGGGTGTATTACGCCTTATTCCCGAAACACGTAGCTGCTCTCCTAAAGCGCGGAGCTAGGCATAAGTGCAAGGGGCGTTCCAGGTTGGGGACGAAGTACAAGATAGACCACACCATGCAGTCTGGTTGGCCCGACACATCTCTAGGAGACACTCTAGTGAATGTTGCGATGAAGGCCCATATACATGGAGTAGGTAGGAAGTGGTTTTCTATCATCTGCGCCGATGATAGCATCACCATAACAACCGACCGCGAGCTTGCGAGGCTTGGGGGATCTGCATCCCTCGTGCGCAAGTACTTTGACTTTGGTATGGAGGTCAAAGTAGTGGTCCGTAAGGACCCGCTCGACGTCGAGTTTTGCTCTGGCCGGTTCATGGCCTGTGGAGAAACATACAACTTGGTGCCAGCCACTGGCAAGTTATTGGCCCGCCTATGTTGTGATATGGTGGATCGTCCAAAACGCCATTGGCAGCCATGGTTGCGAGGGATCGGTACAACCTTGGAGAAGTTTGGCACGAGCGACCCCATACTCGGGGCATTGGGGCATTCTATCACAAAGTTTTGTGGTCCGGGGAATGCAATAATGGAAGTGTACAACCCGTGGAAGATACACTATGTGGGGGAACGGAAAACTACCCTCGCTGAACAACTATCGTTTTACGATAGGCACTACATGCTGTCCTATGCGGACGTTAAGGCTATTGTGCAATGTCTTTCTAAGAGCTTCGTCGTAGGACATGTGGAGACCCACCCTCTCGTTGTCCAGATGGCGCAGGTGGACTTGTGAGTAGTCAACTCACCGTGAGAAAACACGCCAAACCGAAGGACAACGTATACCCGTAGCTACCCGTAATGGCAGCCGTGCAGAACTCACGTAAACCTCGCAGCAAGTGTGTAACTTGCAGCTCGCCACTTAATGGCGAAAGGCCCGCTTGGCGGGTGGAGAGCAAACTCCTACAAAACCCACGTCCCACTGTATTTTCGATGCTTTGGAAAACGTGTTCGCCTAGCTTTGTGCAAGTAGAGTTAAAACTACTGGGCGACACCTTCGGTGTACAGAAACTCCCACACGGGTTTGTAGTGTGGGCTACGGCGTGACCGTATGAACTAATAAT